ATCAAATTTAATCTTTCCTGGTCGATTGGCACACCATTACTATTAAAATAAGCAAGGTTCAAAGGACCAGTGCTTGGCAAAGGAATCTGCACGTAGTATAGAGAAGTGAGTGCAGGACTCAACAACTTGCTCTTAATTTCTTTAATACCTAGTGGTTGAGGCATTTATAAATACTTTTTGACCTTATATATTATGTATAAGAGAAATGGGAGAAAGTATCAAAAGCAGATATAAACCATCATACCCTGAGAAGTATCAAGGCAATCCAAACAATATCATTTGTAGAAGTAGTTGGGAAAGAAAGTTTTGTAGATGGTGTGACTTGAATAAAAGTATCGTATCTTGGGCATCTGAAGAGTTCAGTATCCCCTATGTGTCACCAGTTGATAATCGTGTTCATAGATATTACCCAGACTACTTGATTAAAGTCAAGGAGTCAACTGGTAAGGTTAAGACATATGTGATTGAGGTCAAACCAAAAAAGCAAACTGCACCACCAAAGAAACCAAAGAGACAAACTAAATCATACATCTATGAGTGTCAAATGTATGCAGTCAATCAGGCAAAGTGGAAAGCAGCAAAAGAGTTCTGTGCTGATAATCGTGTTGAGTTCAAAATCATAACCGAGAATGAACTAGGAATCAAATGAACCGTTTAGAAGGAAATGATGTTAGAGATTATGGATCTCTTAAAGGACACAGTTACTCCTGTGCCTGATGCAGGAACAATCTGCACTTTTGTTTATAATGCAAAGTCTGCTGACATCACTTATGATCAACATCCACTAGTTGCCGTGACTGAATTATTTCAATGGGGATTCCGTGGACTTAACTTTCATTGGCGAGATTATAGACAATATACTTGGGAAGAACTTGCCGGACAAGTTTACATTGTGCAACGAAATGAACTAGATGATCTACTTGCAATACCATATGCAAAGTTCATAACTAAATAAATAAAAACCATCTCTAATGCCAGAGTTTAAACCAGGAACAAGAGAAGAAGTAGAATCAGGTGCTGCTCAATTTCTTAGTGCTGAAGCTAGCAATGCTGAGGGAAGTCCTGCGCCTATTGTTCCTAATAAAACTTCTAGTTTAGTGGGTTCAAAAAAGAGATATAATAAGAGAGGTCGTCTAGTTAGTGGGACAGGGACAAGAATATATCATAAAACTGCTGTATATCCGGTAAAAGATAGTAGTGGAAGAATAACTGGGTCTAAAAGAGTTCTCTATATTGAAAAGAACGGAACATATCAACCTGCCGCAGTCTCGACTGATGGTGGAGCATCATATTCATTTTCAGACCCTCAATATCCTACCATGGCAGGTGTTGCTGGTGCCGATTTACAAAAAGATCTTAATACAAAAGGATCACGTATTAACAAATCTATTGATAAGACAATAGCAGATAGAGTAAGAGGTGATCAATCTGTTTTTCCTCAGGATAGAACGACTTTAATTGCTAGCGAAAAAAACACGGAGACTAAAGATCCAGTTCCTCCACCATCTGGTCCTGCTCCGACAGATGGAGATAGACGTACAGGACCAGGACCGCAACCTGCACAATTTGGCACAACTGAAAGTATATCTAATAATGCAGGGACAAGAGATAAATTTCCAGGCATGGGTGGAGCTGGGGCATTATCATATCCATCGACTTTGAGAAATTCCAAGCAAGATAAAATGCAGTTTAATATGATTAGATACGTGGCACCCGGTCTCGATAATTCTAATTTTGGATCCCCACCAAGACAACAGCAGCTTACGGAAGGAAAGGGTGGAAATATAATCGGAAGAGTTTTCTTACCAATACCTAATGGTATTACTGATACAACAGGTGCTTCCTGGGGTGAGGGCACTATAACTCCCCTCCAAGCTTCATTAGCACAGGTAGCAATGCAAGGAATCAAAGATGGCGCAAAAGGTGCTATTGAAGCACTCAAGGATCAAGTAGATACGGTAGCACGTAATGCTCCTGATGTAAAAACTGCATTACAAACATCAATCGCTGGAGATGCAGCAGGAGTTCAGGGTCTTTTAACGAGAACAACTGGTGCAATTCTTAACCCAAACCTTGAATTATTATTCCAAAAACCAACACTGAGACCATTTGATTTTACATTTAAATTGTCTGCTCGTAATCATAATGAGGCAGATGAAATTATTAGAATCATTAGATTCTTTAAGCAAGGTATGGCACCAATTAGATCAGCATCTAATTTGTTTATCAAATCACCACATACTTTTAAAATTAGATACATCCATGATAATACAGACCATCCATTCTTAAATAGATTTAAAGAGTGTGCATTAAAAAATATGACTGTGAACTATACACCAGAGGGAAACTATGCAACATTCCGCGATGGTAAAATGATTTCATATCAAATTACCATGAGTTTCCAAGAACTTGAACCAGTATTCAATGATGATTATGGTAATTCACAAAATGCACCTGACACAGAATTAGGTTTCTAAAATGGCAAATCCTTACTTCCGCAATCTACCTGACTTTGAATATGTCAATACTACTTCTGATGGAAGGAGTATATCTGATTATGTTACAGTCAAAAACTTATTTAAAAAAGGAAAATTAAGAGAGGACATTGCCACCGAATCAACTTTCTTTGAAAAATATACGATTAAAGGTAATGACCGTCCAGATAATGTTGCCTTTGAAGTTTATGGAGATCCCACACTAGATTGGGTTGTATTGCTCTCTAATAATATCATTAATATTTACAAGGAGTGGCCCTTAGATCAACAGGCTTTTGATGCATACACTGCAGAAAAATACCTTGATATTTTTACGGGGCAATCTGCTGATCTATTATTCAATGGAGTTCATCACTATGAATCTGTAGAAGTAAGAGATAGTAACGGAACAGTTATTTTCCCTGCAGGATTACAAGTTGATAACAATCAAGGTGTAACTTTCTATGATGATGGGTTACAAAAAGAAATTACTATTTCTAATGTAGCAACACCTATCACTAACTATGCATACGAGGAGAAATTAAATAATAGAAAGAGAGTAATCAATATTCTTAAACCAAAATACCTTAACATCGTCTTCGATGACTTAGAAGAAATGATGGCATATAAAGAGGGTTCCACCCAGTATGTGAGTGAAACCCTTAAGCGTGGTGATAATATCAGACTATATCAATAATCATTCATCAGCAAGACGCTGGAAGTAAGACAGTGCATCATCTTCATCCTCATCCTTGGATACAACAGGAGCAGGTTTAGGTGTCTCTTGCTGGAGAGGGAAGTTAGGTTTGAATGATCCACGATCATTGTCCTCTTCTTGCACTTCCTCATCAAGGGTAGGACGAGTGGACTTCTGACCCAGGACAAGTTGCAGACGATTCTGCAGTTGCTCATAGGTTTTAAACTGGTCAGGTGCAGTCAGAGCAGCAAGAGAATACTGCTTCTTCCACAGTGCCTCCAGTGCATCATCATCGTCAAGCAGAGGTGATACACGATCAAACTCAGACTTGTCGTAGTTCCAATAACCATCCTTACGGACGATCTTCAGTTTGAAGTTGGCACCTTGCCAGAAGTCAAAGGGGTTGATGGGAGTCTCATCCTCAAACTCAGGTTGCATTGCTTCCATGATCTTATCAAAGATCTTCTTACCAAACTTATAGAGGAAGACTTTACCTTCGTTCTGAGGATTTGCTTTGTCCTGCACAACATAGATGTTGGCATAGTAGGACAACTTACGCTTTTGCTTACGTGCAATCTCTTTGTCAGACTCAACACCAGAGTTCCAAAGTTGACTGTTGTGCTCTGAAACAGGGTCTTTCTGACCAATGGTTGTCAGGGAGTTTTCAATGTACCATCCACCAGTGCTTTGGAAAGCATGGGTGTACATCTTTGCCCAGGGAAGTTCTTCTCCATCAGGTGCAGGCAGGAAACGGATGACTGCAAAACCATTACCAGTTTTATCTACTTCTGGTTTCCACAGACGGTCATCACCACCGCCACCAGTATTATTCATCTTCTCAACTTCCTTCACCAGTTTAGAGGTGAGAGAACCAAGACCAGATTGCTTTTTAAGATTTGCGAAAGACATAGGATTAATCGGATTAGTTTGGATTCGGCTTGTGTGTACAACGGTATTATATGGTCAAATGGAACCGTTGTCAATTTGTTTTCTCATAACAGTGAGCATCTCTGACATCTTATTGAATACAGAGTTCATGTCAACATCTTTAGAGAGACCCATCATTTGAGCAGAGTCAGTGATTCTTTCTAGCAACATCTTCGCATCTGGATCATCAGATAATTTGAGACGAGCATAAAGAATCTTTTGTTTTTCTATGAGTTGTTCTAAGTTAGAGACTTGCTCCAACTTATCATCATCACTCATGTATGGGAAGTGCATGAACTTACCATAGACTTCATCTTGAAGTTCACTAATTTCAGTCATCTCTGACCTAACAATTTCAGAGTCAAAGAAACTCATAGGACTACC